TTATTTGATTTCAATTTTGTCCCACTCCCTGCCTCTGTCATCACGATACTGTGATGCCATGGTGTCCGACTTATGCCCGAGAAGATGTTGAGCAAACTTATCGCTTATCTGCTTCTCATAGAGTCTTGCAGACAAACTGCGCAACTCGTGAAAGGTAGGCGGATCCCCTTCGAAGGAAAGACCTGATGCTTTTCGTGCGCGCATAAAATACCTTGATACTGTGCCGGATGAAAGCGGTTCACGACGAGTAGATGCAATTATGGTTTCTCCGCCAAGAATCTCTTTGCATTTATCAAGTGTTTCCTTCATTGATATCCCGAGAGCATCAACATGCAATGTTGTTGGGATGGCAATTTTTACGCCTGTTTTGCTTTGCTCGACATAAAGATATCCATCTACGATATCAGACCACTTCATTTCGCATAAATCACCAACTCGTTGCCCGGTAACAACAGCCAGTTCCATTGCAAGTCTGAGCCAACATGGTGATGATTCTGCTGCTTGATAAATTTTCAGGTATTCGTCAGCCGTAAGTCTTGATCTCCTTACCTCTGATTTTGCTGCGCGAGTGGCAGCGACAGGGTTTGTTGTTATATGGCCTTCAGCTATTGCCTCTCGGAATGCATCGCTCAGTGTTGATCTGATTAACTTGGCTGACGCCGCCTTGCCCTCGTCTATGTATCCATTGAGCATTGCCGCAATTTCTTTTGTGGTGATGTCTTCAAGTGGAGCATCAGGCAGACCCCTCCTTAATTGCTTTAATTTTGCTCATGTAATTTATGAGTGTCTTCTGCTTGATTCCTCTGCTGGCCAGGATTTTTTCGTAGCGATCAAGCCATGAATGTAACGTAACGGAATTATCACTGTTGATTCTCGCTGTCAGAGGCTTGTGTTTGTGTCCTGAAAATAACTCAATGTTGGCCTGTATGGCTTCAGTGATTGCGATTCGCCTGTCTCTGCCTAATCCAAACTCTTTACCCGTCCTTGGGTCCCTGTAGCAGTAATATCCATTGTTTCTTATATAAAGGTTAGGGGGTAAATCCCGGCGCTCATGACTTCGCCTTCTTCCCATTTCTGATCCTCTTCAAAAGGCTACCTGTTACTGGTCGATTTAAGTCAACCTTTACCGCTGATTCGTGGAACAGATACTCTCTTCCATCCTTAACCGGAGGAGGGAATATCCTGCACTCGCGTACCCATCGACGAACTGTTTCAAGGCTTCTTGGGCGTCGCTGGCGTGCGTTCCACTCCTGAAGTGTCAAGTACATCGCAAAGTCTCCGCAATTACACGCAAGAAAAAACCGCCATCAGGCGGCTTGGTGTTCTTTCAGTTCTTCAATTCGAATATTGGTTACGTCTGCATGTGCTATCTGCGCCCACAGCATCCAGTGGTCATAGCAGTCGCTGATGTTCTCGGCTTCGATAACTCTGTTGAATGGTTCTCCATTCCATTCACCTGTGACTGGGAAGTGTATTTATCATCTCCAAAAAAAAAAACCCCGCCGTAGCGAGTTCAGATAAAAGAAATCCTCGTCAGTGCGAGGATGCTGTTCATTGCTGCTATACACTTTTTTGCTCTCAACGTAAGCGGTAGCCCATTCTGTTGGGTTGGTGCAGTTGCTTTTAGGAAATGCTATTTACCCCTTAAATGTCGGCTGAAAGAGCTAAAATCCATGCAAAAAATTTACGCAATTTTGTGTATTATTGTGCAGTAAGTAATGAGCTATTTTCTGCGCAAAAAATGGATGGTAAATTTGTCCGGGTCAGGAAAAATTTTATGGGCGCTAAACATGAAAAAAGATTCGTATCCTTATTTGATTTGCATGACAGTTTCAGGGCTGATCTTTATTTTCCTTTTCTTCTGGTGGCGGGCAGATATCTACAGGGTCACGTTTCTTAATCAGAGTATATCCCACTATTACATTCTGTTTAGCATGGGAATAGCTTTTCTGTTATCTCTGTTTTGGGTTAAGAAGGGGATAGTAAAACAAAGAGGCTGGAAGAGTCTGTCAGCATACCTTAAGGTTTATGCAGGGATGTGCATATTTGCTGGATTTTTTCTGATTATACCCCTTACGACACTAACTTATTTTTTGCCTGGAGAGACATCGTCTTATGTTGCACCGTATCGGTATACTTCCGGTAGTTCAAAAAGTTGTTCTGGAGCTGAGGTGGATGACCCCGATCTACATGAGAATATTCGCATTTGCTATCCGTATGGCAATTATGAGTACGATAATATTATCTATGTTGAAAAGAAAATTAATATATTAGGTGCGGTAGTGACATATGCACAGACCGCGCGTGATGATACTGAATGATATAGTATATAGCGGGCAAGTTTTAGTTAATTTATCGAGGTAATATAATTTACCTCGACTCGTTTGTTCTGGTATTAATATTTCGCTTTACGACCGATTTTTATCTGATGATATCATGCGGTTTTCATATACTGACTTACTGTCTTTTCTCCGTTAGCGATTTTCTCCTGCTCAGCGATGATTTTATCTTTGGCTTCTAGTTAATTTCGCTCACTTCGAACCTCTCTGTTTACTGATAAGCTCCAGATCCTCCTGGCAACTTGCACAAGTCCGACAACCCTGAACGACCAGGCGTCTTCGTTCATCTATCGGATCGCCACACTCACAACAATGAGTTGCGGATACAGTCTGGTAGTTCAGACGACGCATTTTTATTGCTGTATTGCGCTGTAATTCTTCGATTTCTGATGCCGAATCAATGATGTCTGCCATCTTCCATTAATCCCTGAATTGTTGGTTAATACGCTTGAGGATGAATGCGAACAATAAAAAAGGAGCCTGTAGCTCCCTGATGATTTTGCTTTTCATGTTCACCGTTCCTTAAAGACGCCGTTTAACATGCCGATCGCCAGGCTTAAATGAGTCGGTGTGAATCCCATCAGCGTTACCGTTTCGCGGTGCTTCTTCAGTACGCTACGGCAAATGTCATCGACGTTTTTATCCGGAAACTGCTGTCTGGCTTTTTTGATTTCAGAATTAGCCTGACGGGCAATGCTGCGAAGGGCGTTTTCCTGCTGAGGTGTCATTGAACAAGTCCCATGTCGGCAAGCATAAGCACACAGAATATGAAGCCCGCTGCCAGAAAAATGCATTCCGTGGTTGTCATACCTGGTCTCTCTCATCTGCTTCTGCTTTCGCCACCATCATTTCCAGCTTTTGTGAAAGGGATGCGGCTAACGTATGAAATTCTTCGTCTGTTTCTACTGGTATTGGCACAAACCTGACTCCAATTTGAGCGAGGCTATGTGCCATCTCGATACTCGTTCTTAACTCAACGGGAGATGCTTTGTGCATACAGCTCCCCGTTTATTATTTATCTCCTCAGCCAGCCGCTGTGCTTTCAGGGGATTTCGGATAACAGAAAGGCCGGGAAATACCCAGCCTCGCTTCGTAACGGAGTAGACGAAAGTGATCGTGCCTACGCGGATATTATCGTGAGGATGTTTCATCGCCATTGCTCCCCAAATACAAAACCAATTTCAGCCAGTGCCTCGTCCATTTTTTCGATGAACTCCGGCACCATCTCGTCAAAACTCGCTATATACTTTTCATTCCGCTCAATCACGACATAATGCAGGCCTTCACGCTTCATACGCGGGTCATAGTTGGCAAAGTACCAGGCATCTTTTCGCGTCACCCACATGCTGTACTGCACCTGGGCCATGTAAGCCGATTTTATTGCCTCGAAACCACCGAGCCGGAATTTCATGAAATCCCGGGAGGTAAACGGGCATTTCAGTTCAAGGCCGTTGCCGTCACTGCATAAACCATCGGGAGAGCAGGCGGTGCGCATACTTTCGTCGCGATAGATGATCGGGGATTCAGTAACATTCACGCCGGAAGTAAACTCAAACAGGGCTCTGGCGTCATTCTCGTACTGTTTTCCCCAGGCCAGCGCCTTAGCGTTAACTTCCGGAGCCACACCGGTGCAAATCTCAGCCAGCAGGGTGTGAAAGTAGGACATTTTCATGTCAGGCCACTTTTTTCCGGAGCGGGGTTTTGCTATCACATTGTGAACTTCTGAAGCCGTGATGACGCCGAGTCGTAATTTGTTCCACGCATCATCTCCCTGTTCGACAGCTCTCACGTCGATCCCGGTACGCTGCAGGATAATGTCCGGTGTCATGCAGCCACCTTCTGCTCAGAGGCTTTCTGTTTCAGGAATCCAAGAGCTTTCACTGCTTCGGCCTGTGTCAGTTCTGACGATGCGCGAATGTCGCGGCGAAATATCTGGGAACAGAGCGGCAATAAGTCGTCATCCCATGTTTTATCCAGGGCAATCAGCAGAGTGTTAATCTCCTGCATGGTTTCATCGTTAACCGGAGTGATGTCGCGTTCCGGCTGACGTTCTGCAGTGTATGCGGTATTTTCGACAATGCGCTCGGCTTCATCCTTGTCATAGATACCAGCAAATCCGAAGGCCAGACGGGCACACTGAATCATGGCTTTATGCCGTAACATCCGTTTGGGATGCGACTGCCACGGCCCCGTAATTTCTCTGCCTTCGCGGGTTTTGAATGGTTCGCGGCGGCATTCATCCATCCACTCGGTAACGCAGATCGGATGATTGCGGTCCTTGCGGTAAATCCGGCATGTACAGGATTCGTTGTCCTGCTCAAAGTCCATGCCATCAAACTGCTGGTTTTCATTGATGATGCGGGACCAGCCATCAACGCCCACCTCCGGAACGATGCCATTCTGCTTATCAGGAAAGGCGTAAATTTCTTTCGTCCATGGATTAAGGCCGTACTGGTTGGCAACGATCAGTAATGCGATGAACTGCGCATCGCTGGCATCACCTTTAAATGCCGTCTGGCGAAGAGTGGTGATCAGTTCCTGTGGGTCGACAGAATCCATGCCGACACGTTCAGCCAGCTTCCCTGCCAGCGTTGCGAGTGCTGTACTCATCCGTTTTATACCTCTGAATCAATATCAACCTGGTGGTGAGCAATGGTTTCAACCATGTACTGGATGTGTTCTGCCATGCGCTCCTGAAACTCAACATCGTCATCAAACGCACGGGTAATGGCTTTTTTGCTGGCCCCGTGGCGTTGCAAATGATCGATGCATAGCGATTCAAACAGGTGCTGGGGCAGGCCTTTTTCCATGTCGTCTGCCAGTTCTGCCTCTTTCTCTTCACGGGCGATCTGCTGGTAGTGACGCGCCCAGCTCTGAGCCTCAAGACGATCCTGAATGTAATAAGCGTTCATGGCTGACCTCCTGAAAATGGCTGTGAAAATATCGCCCGCGAAATGCCAGGCTGATTAGGAAAACAGGAAAGGGGATTAGTGATTCAGGCCGTTACCGCGTCCGTCGAGAAAAACTTCCACGAGCAAATCACGGGTATAAGTGCGCTCGATGCCGCGATGCAGATAAAGCCGTCCGCGTAAATTAGCTGATGCAGTCCAGGTACCATCTTTGTGTTTGACCAGCATTCCTGGCATGACCGCACCTCGATTAACGGTCTGCGTTCCATAATGTTGATGAACCATAAAAACTCCTGCCCGTAAGCTGGGCTGCTGAACATATAGAGACTTCTGCGCGTATTCAGGCGGTGGATGGCCGCCGGTTGTCATAACTAAGCCGCCTCGTTGAAGCGACTGAGGTATGAGGTGTTGAGTTGATTTCAGCTGGTTACACCGACGTTCACGCGTCCGTTTCACCCCTCGCACTCCCCGGAGCCTGCCGAAATTCAAGCTGCGGATCTAAGCGGTCATCGCAACGGTGAATCAGGCGGTTGCCGTATCGTTGTGTTGTTGCGACATGGTAATAATAGCTATTGCTATTGGTGGTATCAATACTTATTGCTATTGATTGATGTGTTTTGATATTAACTGTTTGATAGCAAAAAGAATTAATTTTGTGACTTGCATCGCATAGCGATAACTGAAGGGAGGTTGTGGTGGTTTTTCGAACGGTTTGTGTGATGAGGGGAGGGGACAAAAGAAAACCCGGCACGGTGGCCGGGCTAGATCTTAAAGTATTTATCTTTTAGAGATGTAGATGCAAAATTTTTTGCCTTTGAAAATTTTTTGTCATCAGAAGAGCTTATGAACTCATCTTTTTTGTAGGGAACCGCTAATGCTGCATCACGTCTGCGAGGCAGCTTACTTACTTCCTCGCACTTTTTCATGATCAGTTATCCTTTAATAACCTATACAGTTTTGTAGGGGTACATCCTGAGGATATTGTTAAGTTCGTAGCACGCCTTTTCCGCCCACCATCGTATAAACGAAAACCAGTAGTAGACGAATTTTCTGCGTCAAAAACTATAGACAGTATAACGTCCTCAGACTTTTTTTGCCATTCATATGTGCCGTTAGTTGGTTTTGTCATCTGTAGACGCCAGTCAAGAACGCCATCACTTATAGCTGAGAGATCGTTTAGTACGTCTAGTACGGATTGATATCTTTCATTTGGATCTACATGAATGCATTTGTTTACTATTGTTATCAATTTTTTATGTATGTGGGAAGGATACTCTTTTAATGGATAGGAGCCATTAATTATCGACTCTCTGAGTTGTTCAATCGTTCTAAATGCAGATCTTTCTCTTTCAAAATTATCATATCCAACACACATTCTATATATGGTTAATCCTGCCTGATATATGTCATATGTGAAATTATAATCATTTGTTGATAAAGAAAAATATTCCGGTGGCACATGAAAATGATATCCAAACTCAGGCGCAGCTCTCGATTCCTCATTGACTAACTGAGACAATCCAAAGTCAGATAGCATGGCCTCATTTCTGTTTGATATCATGATGTTATTAGGTTTTATATCAAAATGCATAAGACCTTTTGAGTGTATATGATAAAGCCCACTTAAAAATTGAATAGAATACCGTATTATCTCCCTGCTCGTAAGATTAATCTTTTTTATTAATTGGTTTAGCGAACCATTATGATAAAATGGCATGGCTATATAGATATTGCTCTCACATTGAGCAGCATACTGAACTTGCACAATATTTGGATGTGCATGTTTATAGAGAAGCCTTGCTTGGTAATGACTCCAACTTATTGATAGTGTTTTATGTTCAGATAATGCCCGATGACTTTGTCATGCAGCTCCACCGATTTTGAGAACGACAGCGACTTCCGTCCCAGCCGTGCCAGGTGCTGCCTCAGATTCAGGTTATGCCGCTCAATTCGCTGCGTATATCGCTTGCTGATTACGTGCAGCTTTCCCTTCAGGCGGGATTCATACAGCGGCCAGCCATCCGTCATCCATATCACCACGTCAAAGGGTGACAGCAGGCTCATAAGACGCCCCAGCGTCGCCATAGTGCGTTCACCGAATACGTGCGCAACAACCGTCTTCCGGAGCCTGTCATACGCGTAAAACAGCCAGCGCTGGCGCGATTTAGCCCCGACGTAGCCCCACTGTTCGTCCATTTCCGCGCAGACGATGACGTCACTGCCCGGCTGTATGCGCGAGGTTACCGACTGCGGCCTGAGTTTTTTAAATGGCGGAAAATCGTGTTGAGGCCAACGCCCATAATGCGGGCGGTTGCCCGGCATCCAACGCCATTCATGGCCATATCAATGATTTTCTGGTGCGTACC